ATAATCAACAATAATCATATCTGGTTCAACACCGCGCATCTTCAATTTAGAAAGATGGTTCTTGATTGCTGTCGTTGAGATAGATCGAGTTGGATACTCTTTTACAATCAAAGTTCCCTCAATATCTTTTACAACTTCCAAAATATTATCCTTGAATACGTTTAGATCTTTTAGTTTTACACCCGTAATACACGAATCATACCGGCGAGCAACAACTGTCTCGGAAAGTTCCAGAGTGTAGTGTACCACAGTTTTCTTTTCTTTCAACGCTTGAGCACCCAAGTGTACAAGAATATGACTCTTTCCTGCTCCAGTACCTGCCATAGCAACACCAAGTTCGCCAGCGCCAAGTCCACCTTGCATTAGGTCATCAAAGGTCTTCCATCCTGTTGTCATAGGACTACGAACTTTGATTTCAAATCGCTTCTCAAAATCTTTGATATAATGATAACCAAAATCATTTGACTGACCTAACTTGAGCGCTTCATTGATCAAATCACTAATCTCATCAAATGAAGATTTCTCCAAAAGACGAACTGATTTTACGATTGCTTCTTTTAGTTTCTGCTTTTTACAAAAGTCCAAAGCAGTGTCTTTGATGTATTCCTCACCTTGCACTGCTGGGTCTGAGTGAATACGAATAAGGAAGTCGCGGACTTGCTTGATTACCAAGTCGTCTTCCTTGTCCATCTCTGTATTGATTAGAGACGCCATGAGGTTCATCGACGGATGAACCTCATACTTTTCTTTATATTGATAAATTAGATTTGTGAACCTTTTCAGATATTTTGTCTCAAAATATTCAGTCTCAAGTACCTCGCCAATCTGGTCAGAGTATGCCCTATCCATAAGGATAAGTTTGGCAAGGTTCTCTTGAAACATATTTCCGAACTTAGAAAAGTCCACTTTCTCGCTTGTACGCATAGATCACCTTTTGTTGGGTCTACCACTATAGCAAGAATGGGTGTTGATGTCAAGTAATATTACTCTTCGGTGTCTTCTGGATCTGCTTCTTCTAGAAGTTCTTCAGCGATTTCGACTTCTTCCTGTATCGCACCATCTTCAGGATCTTTATCAGCACCATTTGGAACGCCATCACCGTCTTTGTCGTAACCTTTCTCCATTCCAGTTTTGTACTTACCTGGATTTTTTACCTCAAAAAGATTACCGTATACCATTTCTTTGAAATTTTTCATCTCAAAACCTCCGAATATAATTAGTCCTTTATGGAAGCAATCCTGTTTGAGTGAGCAAAAAGGTCTGCCCAACTGATTTCTGGGAAACCATCTTGGAACATCATTTTGACAATCTCTGTTTTATTGTAATATCTTGAATAGTTCTCTTTTGCATTCTTTACTATGTCTCTCACCTGAAATGAAACATTTGGGACATATAGTTGCATAATCTTGTAGTTCTTTAGGATCTTGTCGTAATTGTCAATAATGCCTTCATGGATCTTCAATTTATTTTCGGTTTCCTCGCAAACATCAACCAAATCAGTCAAACTATAATCTTTTTCCTCTGATAAGAAAGGAAAACGCTTTGCCAGGGTTTTCAACCCTGCTCCTTTGACGCCTTGTAAATTATCACTTTTATCACCACTAACCGCTCTTGCTAGGGCAAAATTGTTTGGATGAATTTCAAACTCTTCCACAATATCCTTTTTAGTTTTGAATACTGCCTGGACCGGACGATAAATAATTGTCTCATCATCCAACAATTGATAAAAATCTTTATCACTTGAAACAATTATTTTTTGTTCACCTCTCAATTCCTGACACAAAATAGAAACCATGTCATCTGCCTCTACACCTTCATGCATCAATTGTATAAGAGGTAAGTTGTCAAGGTACTCAAATAAACGCATTATCTGACGCAACTTGCTTTGGTTTTCCTCTTCCAAGGAAAGTGAAACACCTGTAGATCTATTCAATCTAATTGCCTTTCTACCTTCCTTGTATGAGGACACAACGGACCTTCGCCGTGAAGATCCGCCTGCCCCATCCCAACAAACGAAAACCTTGGTTGGTTTCATCTCTCTAATAAGTTTTTGCAACGATTTTAGAAAACCAACCAACCCACCAACGGGTAAACCGCTGGTAGATAAAGATGGATTTACCACATATGCTCTATAAAATATGTTTGTTCCGTCAATTATTAGAGATCTTTCTGTCATCTTCCCTGTCCTTTGTATCGCTTCTTATACCCTTTCGCACGCTTGTTATGAAACTTTTTGCTAAAAGTTCCGCTTCCTTGTCTCGTCACCTTCTTTGCAGATTTGTGTTCTTTCTTTTTTGGGTTCACTTATCTTCCTCCTTATCCTCGTAAAAATCACTTGAACTTCCAATGCGTTTGTCAAACTTCATTACAACTTCTTCTTCTAACAATTCAACAACTCTGTTATAAAATTTTTCATCTTCCAATTTCTCTAACCACTGCTTTGTCTGAAACTTATCATTTGTTCCGTCTTCATAATGCAAAGTAAACCATGCACCCGCATTGGTTAATTTTTCCGATGCTTTGATCGCTTCCAACCAACTTTCCTTGTCCATGATCTTGACTTCTTCACCTGCCCACAAAATCTTGAAAGCACAGTTTCGACCTTGAGTTCCAAATCGGGACTTCTCAATTTTTGCCTTGACCTCTGTGCCAATCCTAAATCCCTTATCATCAAAGATAAAAGAAGACTTGCCCTTACGAGCAGTCAACCAGATGCGAAGGGAATAGGAGTAAGCAAGTGCTTTACCACCTGGAGTAAAGTAAGGTGTTGTCAATGCTTCCGCTGGTGTGCGAGTAATGTTTGTTTTCAACTGATTTAGAATAAGCAAAGTTGATTTTGTATTTGCAATAGGTTGAATCAGTTTTGACATACCTTTAGAAAGAATACGAGGTTTCACCGCCATTGTAGACAGCGGATTGAAATCAGACTCAATATCAGAAACAGATGGTGTCAACGCCATAGAATCCCAAATGAATAGCATTTGACTGTCATTGTTTGCCAACAAACTCTCAATGGTTTCCAACACAAACTCTACCGAACTTGCCTGAACATAAAGCAATTTCTCAATATCACATCCAGCATTTGCTAAGAAACCTGGATCAATAGAGTTCTCTGAATCAAAGTAAACAACATCAATTCCCATTTGTTGGGCATTACCTGCAATCTGTGCTGCCATATAAGATTTACCAGTTGCTTCTAAACCAGCAATCTCACTAACCTTACCTACAGGAATACCACCCCAATCACCACGCTTGATAATACCATCCAACCATTTGCAACCAGTTGGGATAAACTGGTTTACCTCTGTTGGGTTGTCATCAGATAAAGAAAAAGCAACGTCAACGCCTGCTTTTTTATTTATCAATTTTTTCATATCGGCAATAGACAACTTGCCGCTTTTTGTTTTTGCCATTTTGTCTCCATAGAATAAGGCGAGGGGGACTTGCCCCCTCGCCCATTATAGCACTATCTTACGCAGAAAGCAAGGACTTAAATGCTTGGTCTGCTGCATCTTCACTGGTCTGTGAGTATTGGACAGTGCCAGTGCTATCATCAGTATCACCAGACAGATGCTGCTCCAACAATTGCTGAACCTCATCTGGTGTCTTCTTGCTAAATACATTGTCGTAATCAATATCAGTATCAACAAGATCCTTAGCAATATTACGGTCTGAGTGTAGTGGTGATGTACGACGTGCTGGGAAGATGTCTGTGCTTGGGAACATCTGACCTGCCTTCTTGCCGTAATTGATGGTTAGGTCTGTACCCTCTTCTGGGTCGGTAATATCACCGTACTCTGGGTTCAGAACCAATTGTAGCAACTTTTGGTAAACAGTCTTGGAATAACCCCAAAGACGAACACCCTTCTCTTCTTCACCACGAACGATTACTGGTGAAAAGAAACGCTGCTTTGCCATCAACTTCTTTGCTTCCTCACGACTTTCCTCAGAACCATCATTGAACAACTTGCGAACATATGCGTCGAGCACATCATCTTCGCCAAAGTTCTTCTTAGGTGAAAGGAAACCAGGGGCATTGCCTACATTATAATGGAACCAATACTCCTTGAAGGGATCTCCGTCTGCATCTGGAACAATACGGATGACACTCTCGCCGTCCAGTGGTTTCCAGAAAAGATCCTTTGATGATGACTTGCCCTTCCCTTCAGAAGCAGCAAGTTTTGCACGCATTTTACTCAAATCAATAGCCATTTTATTTTCTCCTTTTATAAGACAGGTGATTTTCCTGCCTCGCCTTGAATATGATTAGTATAGTACATTATGTACACTTTGTCAACAGTATATCCCGATGGGAAAAAGCCGTAAGATATTTCCTGAAAGTCATTTTCTTTTGCTTTATCCAATTTACGAGATACTAAATCCAAAACATTGCCTGTTTCACTCAATGTTTCTTCACTAAAAGTAAAGTAAAAGTGTTTTTCTCTTACTCCTTCCAGTTCATAGAACTTTTGTTCTGCTTCGTCGTTCAAACTATACAAACCAAAAGTTGCGATCCTATTCTGCTCTTGTGGTTCTTCCAAGTTCCCCATCAACGCAGATGCCTGACCATAATACTCCATCAGATGCCACATGTCAACCACTTTCTCGTTGACCTTCTCAAAATAGTTGCCAATCGATATATCTGACGAGAGGTTAGAGATACTTTTGTTGGAAACCATCCACATTTTGTTGAATAACCCTGAACGAGCAAACTCTTGTAGAATATTCCTTACAACTCGCTCTCTTGTCTTGCCATTATTGTTCATAAATGAAGTATCAGGTTGAATATAAAGAAAATCAATCTTCTTATCTCTGAAATTCTCTAAAATTCTAAGGCAAGCACCTGTTATAAGACCAGATCCTGCCATTACACACAGAATATGGTCCGATTTTATATTATTTTTTAGTTTTTTTAGGTCAATATCAACCTTTTCTGCTTCCTCAATCGTCTTTACTTTAGGAAACTTTATAAACGCATCATCATGACTGTCAATAGAGTATGTTTTATACCCTTTTTCCTCAAAAAGTTCACAGATTTTGCGACCAGCGTTTCCAATGCCGATTATTTCCATTCTGACCCCAAGTCTCCAAGTGATTTTCCAACCTGAATATTTAGTTTCAAGTCCCCATATCTTGTTTGCTTGAAAGTATTTTTGATTTCATTGAGAAGGGCATAATCTTTTCTATCAAAATCCAAAATCATACTGTCGTGAATAAGCATAGACACATAAGACTGGCAGTTGTTCTTTTCTAAGATCTCAAACACCTTATATACCTGCTCCAAAAACAAGTCAGACGCTGTACTTTGGATTAGATAGTTGAGTGCATGATAATCATCTGCCTCAATCTCACGGTCAAAGTCAGTTTTCACTTTCCCATCAGAAAAATATTTTTTCAACAGACCTTTTCTATCATACTCACGAGACAAAAGATAATCCTCAGAGTTGGGATTGTACAACCAAGCGAATATCCTTTGTTTCGCCTCAGATCGCGTTCCTACGCCACGAAAGATATTCTTGATGTTCCAGTCGTGGATATCCCCTTTCGGCTGCTCACGCCCAAGCAGGGCGGTTAGAACACGCAACTCAAAGGCATTATAATCAAACTCGATGAAAACGCCATTATTTGGTTTGATCATCTTACGATATTCTTTATTGAGGGTAAGGATGGGAAATGAAGAGGGGGTAGTAGATAACCGCCCCGTCACGGTCCCGAAGGTGTTGTAGTGGATATGAGCAGGACTGCTTGAATATCGCTTGATAATCTTTTTGATGCGATTATCGTTCGCTGCCATATAAACATCTGAAAGATCCAACCTCAGTGATTGCTTTGAAATAGAGTGAACTAAGCGTTCTATCTTTTCTAACTGAGCATAATTCTTTGGTTCGGGATAATTCTTTACCGCAAGTTCCATT